GCGTAAATGACCTTCTAATGGTACGGGAGGGTATTACACAATGGAATGGTTAACCAAAGTGACTCTCGTACTATGAGTAAGTGCAATTCTAAGAAATTGTAACCTAAAGTAAAATCCTGCAAGCGCTTGCGCCTGCATTAAAAACCAATAGATAAAATATCTCAAAATGCAGAGCGCTAGCTCCTTACACCGACTTCCAAAAGGAAGCCGTCCAACTGGGTCACCCAGTTGACGAATGCTCTTATATATTTAAAAACCCAAGAGCAGGGTTGTTGTTTGCGTAGAAATAAAAGGCGCCCCTTTTAGCTGGCTGGAGAAATCTCATTACGATACATAATGGGAACTCCCGTGAAGAAGAACAAAGTAAAGTCCTCTCCGACTGACTTCCAAGCCCTCACAGCAGCAGCTGTGGCAATAGGGTCTTTTGTGGATTCTGCGTCAGTCATTGCCAACTGAACATTGTTGGAGTGTGTTCCATTTGCATAGTATGCGCCTGGCATACGTGCAGGCGAGAAACGAACTCCATGATAGTACGGTGTTTCTACCTCAATAGTATCATTAATACCAATATTGGTCGAAGCCGCACCAGCAGCAGTGAATTGGCCAGAGCCAAAAGTTAACCTCTTTGAAGCCTGTTCCTCTTGAGTCAAGTTAAATGAATTAGCTTGTGTTCGTGCGCCGCTCCAATAGCCGAAACGGGATACAACAGGTTTTGAACCGGAATTACCGGCAAAGGTATACTTAGTGCGAGTAGATCCACGCCATCCTGCATAACATGGCATGAAAAAAGTATGAAAGGCTGGAACCACAATATTACACTTGTTCCCTCCTTCCGTATCAATCCCATCAGGATCCCAACCAGGCCAAAGACCTAGACCCTTATCTCGCAATTGGACTAACTTCAAGTTGTCAGTTCCAGAGGGTCCCATGAACACATCTGTTCTATGGTGAACATATCTTCGGAAAAGTTCTCTTAATGACTTGGGGGATTCCCCAAAGAATACGTTCATAGTTTGGTCTGCTACAGCGCTCGAAGACGCTATGGGAGCAATCGCTTCTGGATTTGTCGGCGCATCTGTATCTCCTTCCGACGTACCAGCAATAGCCGCAGACTCCACGATTCCTGACTGTGGAGTATAATTTTTAGCGGTGTCTGGTGTTTTAAAGATGCTAAGTGCCTTCATCTCACCTGGATTAGGAGATCCAAATTTGATGTCATCACATGCAGAAACAAATACATTGAACTGGATTGGAGTATCAGTAGATGGTGCAACCAAATTATTCACCACATTAACCTCCAAAATGCCATTGAACCTATTAAAATCATTTATAGGTAAACGGTTAGTATCACTGAAATGTTCCGTTCCAGGTTGCATGACCGAGCATGTAAGGAATGGGACTGACTGGCCCCATCCTACAACAATTTCGAAATCGTCACATTCTGCAATGTCAATTACTCTGCTATAAACAGTATTATATTGAACATTAGCTGTGTGGACCCGAGGGTCCCACCTTACCAAGATTTTACCCTTGTGAAAAGCTGATTTGACAATTTGAAACCTGTATTTTATCGAACCCTGCCAGTAATTGAAAGGCACTGTCATCATAGCCATGGGTGTTGGATGGATCTCGTCCCCTTCAGATCTCGATAAACTAGGAGTAACTCGACAATTCCAAAGCATGGTGTCAGGTTGTTCAATTGAATTCATTGTAAAGGAGGTCAAATATGACTCACGCTGGCAAAAGCGCACTATATCCATCTGATCCTCCCCATCTAATCCAACCGTGCGAGAATCGATAGTCAACTCCTGTTTAGAATCTAATGACAACTTCATTACTGCATCTGCAGCGTCAGTGTTAGCCAAATTTCCCGCAGGAAGGGGTTTTTGTTGGACAATGTCTGTCACAACAGGGGGTCGAGAATATCCCCAATGAGCGGCAAGGTCCCCAATGCCCTTAGCCACCATTTCTGTTGCCCTTGCGTAAGGGGCAATAGTTGGAACTGAAGTAAGTGCTCCCGCTGCTTGTGCAATAGCTGAAGCTGGAGCCGAAACTATACCTTTTCCGTACTCATCTCCTCCATTAAGCGCTCCTGCTTGTGGAGTATAATCAGTAGCTGAAATCGCATTTTCAGAAGTGGGCATAGTTAGAACAACGTCTGAAGCCCAAGCATAAACCGTAATGGTGACAGGATCATCTCCACCATTAGCATGTTGTAAATTGCCAAAAGATTTTAGAATAATTTCTCCCATGTCTTTCCTATTTAGTGAACTTAAAGAAAGATAATTTTCATGGTAGAAAAAAGGCAAGTCCAACTGTCCTCCTGAATTTGTTGTAGGATTCAGGAAAAAGTGTGGTTTTTGCGAAGCTTGTACTAAATCGGCCTGTAAAAAATTACGTGAAACAGTAATATCATCGAAGCCGATATAGGGATTATAAGAAACAAGTGCTCGACCATAATGAAAACCTGTTCCAGAAATAACCATTTTAACGTGTAATTTACTTCTATATAGCTCGAAATTAGCAATTTTTTCCTTGACTCGTGGATCTGTCAGAAACAAGTCCCACGGATTAAGTTTTCGAAAAAGAGGTTGACCCATAGACCATGCTATTTCTGCAATCCGTGTGGGTCGTCCAAGAAATGTGCCTAATTGTGCGTCGGCATTATTTCCCAAGTTCATAGTTGGTTCGCTTCCAGCTGCAATAGTGGTTGTCCAACCTGGATCTTGCTCTTGAAAATTTGTAATTTGAGCTGTTAGATCAGCAACGCCATGTTCTTGGATGGTACCAAGGGCGCCGCTTTGTGGTGTATAATTAATATTTTCATATAATTCATAAGTATTAGTAATGCGCTTTGTTGTTTAAGGGTCGTACACCTGCATCATGGTGTCCGCCTATTGGTGTTTTCTTTTGTGGGGCTATGAACCACTGTGGCTAGAAAAACCACTCGCATGTTCGCGTCATTGTACCTCATCAGGGTGGTCTGCAGCTATGGTAACACTCAACCATAGTTATACATCCTAAATCGCTGAAGAGGGGCACTTTGGTTTCTCCGTAGAGTTTCGATGATGTTGTGCTACACACCTCCGGACAGTTTTAAGTCATGACGGACGGAGTTAAAATTAGGTCCAGCGAATGTCTGCATTGTCCAGGACATGTGCAAACCTCTCTGGAAAAGTGAGATCTCCTTGAACATCAACAATCTGAAAACCAAATTCTGTATATGTCAGAGAATACACTGTGTAATTAGGCTTGAGTGCCCGCACAACAGAGCCATACCTCTTGGCCTGCTCCACTACTTTTTGTGCAAAATGCTCCGGTCTTCCAACAACCCGTTTGCATTCTATCACCAT